TATCGAAACTCAGAAACGCCCTTAAGCAATATCGCAGAAGGGGCAGGCGTTTCAAGAATATCAACCATTGGGGTAGGAACGATGGAGAAGGTCATTGATCAAATGTTCTTCTCTCTCGACCATACATCTGAAAAGGTTTATTATTTCGCAATTAACAAAAAACAAATGGAGGAAGACAACCAACTATTGTTTTCGATAAAAAACAGAATAAGGCAAGACGATTCAACCACAAAGACTAGTTTCGGAGTATTCCCTTCTTTATATGAGGAGAACTACATATACATCGTTGCTAGCACAAAGATTATACAAGGAGTAGAGTATGAATAATGAAAAAGCCTATGTAGGCACCTTTCGAAAAAAGAACAACGACTTTAGAACAATGGTGTTCGTAAAGTTAGAAGATTTACCAGCTTCTTTTCTGGAGACGAAAATCAAAGGAAAAGAGACCGACAGAAAGTTGGCAGAAGGCTCAGAGCTGGTATGGGATGTTGAGAGCGATGGATTCCGAGTTTTTAATTGGAACACCATCATCGGAGAGGTCGAGAAATACAGCGCTTTTGAAGAAAAACGCACACCGACAGAAAAAACCTCTTGACAAATGAAAAATGATCTGTTACAATACGGGTTCACGAGCGAAAAACGCTTTTAAAAGGAGAAAAAATGGCAATTGACATGAAGAAAATGAGATCAAAACTAACTCAACTTAAGAGTCGCGGAAGCGGCGGAGGGAACTTTTGGAAGCCACAAGATGGTAACCAGACTATCCGCATTCTTCCTACGGAAGATGAAGACCCTTTTAAGCAGTTCTTCTTTCACTATAACGTGGGTGAAGGAGGAGGGTTCTTGTGTCCAAAGAATAATTTTGGAGACAATTGTCCAGTGTGTGGTTTTGTAAAGACTCTCTATCAGCAAGGTGATGATGAGAGCAAGGAAGTGGCCCGCGGACTCAATGTAAAGAGTCGCTTCTTTTCCCCTGTGCTTGTTCGAGGGGAAGATGATTCGGGAGTCCGTGTCTATGGGTATAGCAAGACCGTGTATGAAACACTACTTGGGCTTGTTCTAAACCCTGAATATGGTGATATTACCGACTTGGAGACTGGAGTTGATCTGGGTCTTCAATACGGTAAGCCACCGGGTGGAAACTTCCCCGTTACCAAGATTACCCCCAAGAGGCAATCTAGCTCGCTTTGTGATAAACTAAGCGATGATCAGTGTAAAGAAATGCTTGAGAGCATTCCTGATTTTAGCACTCTTTTCGAGCGACGCTCTTCGGAAGATGTGCAAAAGTTGCTGGATGAGCACATGGCTGGTAATAATGCGGAAGGTTTCTCTAAGGAAACTGAAAAGTACACCGACACGGAGAAGGTAGACAGCGCGTTTAACGAGTTGCTCTAGCGCTCCCGCTCCCACAGGGAGGCATAGGGTTATCAGGTGCCTCACTTTTTACAAGGATTCTTATATGGCAAGAAATAAAAGCAAGTCAGCAGGCAAACTAAGTATTGCTGAAATGCGAAATTTGATAAATAAAAAAGCCGGCATGACAGTTTCCCACGATCTAACTTCTAAGAATCCTTCCGAAGTTACTGACTGGATACCGACAGGCTCAACATGGTTAAATAGTATTATTTGTAGGGGCAAGACTGCCGGCATTCCAGTAGGAAAGATTACTGAGATCGCCGGCATGGAGTCTAGCGGGAAAAGCTACATGGCAGCGCAAACTTGCGCTAGCGCGCAGAAGAAAGGGATAGAGGTTGTCTATTTCGATTCTGAGTCTGCCATAGATCCATCATTTTTAGAGAGGAGCGGCGTCAATTTAAGTGAACTTTTATATACACAAGCAATTTCTGTTGAATTTGTCTTGGAAACTATAGAAGATTTGCTCAATTCTAATGACGCTAGGTTTCTCTTCGTGTGGGACTCTTTAGCATTGACTCCCGCCATTAGTGATGTAGAAGGGTCTTTCAACCCGAATGAATCGGTAGCAGTAAAGGCGAGAGTCCTGGCAAAGGGGATGTCAAAATTGATAGTGACACTGGCCAACTCTCAGTCAACGCTCTTGGTTCTAAATCAATTGAAAACAAACTTGCAGGTTGCCAACCCGAAATATGCAACTGATAGCGAAAAGTATACTTGTCCAGGTGGGAAGGCAATGAACTATGCTTATAGTTTGCGCGTCTGGCTCACAGGAAGAAAGGGCAAGAATAGTGTAATTTTAGATGACAAAGGGTATAGAATAGGAAATGAAGTTAAGGCACGTTTAGAGAAATCGCGCTTTGGTACGGCCGGCCGCATTTGTAACTTCAAAATTATGTGGGGTGGCGATATTGGGGTAAGGGATGACGAGAGTCTATTTGAAGCAATTCAAAGCTCCAAGCATCTGAACAATGCAGGTGCATGGTGGACCTTATCCTATGAAGACGGCAGCAAAGAAAAGTTTCAAGCATCCAAATGGCCACAGCTAATGACTGGAGAAAAGTTTAGGGACCGAGTGATGGCTATCCTCGATGAGGAAGTTGTTTTGAAATTCGACAAGAGATTGGTGGATGCCGATGTCTTTTATGAAGAAGAAGACGAAGAAGCGACGAAAGAAAGCGCGTAAGTTGTAAAAGTGCTTGACAAACTGCCTCTCATGTGGTATAATGTGCCACATGAGAGGTTTTTATGTTTCCAAAGAGGCACAAGAGAGCACTAGAACTCGCAAGAAGAGTGGCGTTTAGATCGACCTACTGTAGACAGCGCCATGGCGCAGTTTTAATAAAAGGTGGCACAGTAAGAAATGTATCTACAAACAGTATCAATTATTGCTCCTTTGCAGGAAGGTTCCGGCCGCATGATATGTGTGGGCATGCGACACAACACGCAGAGGTTGGAGCGGTATTAGGGCTGGATAGAAGCGTCACAGAGGGAAGTATAGTTTATGTTGTTAGAATAAATAAGTCTGGTGACCTGCTGCTATCCAAACCATGTCCAATGTGTGAGTGCATTCTAAGACATTGCGGCGTGAAAAAGGTGATATACTCTGTTAGTGATAAGGAAATAGGAGAACATAGAATATGACAGAAAAAGATAAAGATAAAGAAATAAAGAAGCTGCGCGAGACAATAGAGTTGTCCGTAGATGCACTTCATAAGAATATGGCAATTTTGGGATCTCTATATACAAAGATAGGAATTCTTGAAGCGAAAAACACTGAACTAGAACAAAAGGTGAAAGACCTCGAGGAGAAAGTATCTTGAAAAGACTAATGATTGTTGACGGAAATAATGATTTTGTTAGGCACTATATTGTCAACCCATCGCTGTCCACCAATGGCCAGCCAGTTGGTGGTATTGTGGGCTTCCTTCAAAGTTTACAGAAGCTTGATCGCTCAATCAAGCCGGATTCTATTGTCGTGGTGTGGGATGGCGCCGGCGGCAGCAAGAAGAGAAAGTCTCTTGTTAAAACATACAAGGAAGGCCGAAAGCCTATCCGCCTAAACAGAAACGTTAGGAACCTGGAGGCAAACGAAGAGACAGATAACCGGATTTGGCAGCAGGTGAGGATTTTAGAGTATCTCAACAAGACGCCAGTAATCCAATTTATGAAGCCAGACATAGAGGCGGATGATATTGTTGCTTTTGTTAGCATGCTTCCGCGGTTCTCTGAGTGGCAAAAGGTTATTGTATCGAGCGACAAAGATTTCATCCAACTATGTGATGATAACACCGTCCTTTTCCGCCCGATCCAAAAAGAAGTCTTGAACAAGAAGACTATAATTAGCGACTTCTCTATTAGTCCGACAAACTTTGCATTGGCCCGAGCAATGGTAGGCGATAAATCAGATAACCTGCCAGGAGTTCCAGGTGTAGGATTAGCCACCGCTGCCAAGCGCCTGCCTTTTCTGGTAGAAGAAAAATCTTACTTTATTGAAGATGTCATGAACTACTGCCAGAAGAAAGTTGATGAGGATACAAACATTAGGTTTTATTCTTCGATCTTAGAACACGAGGATGTGGTAAATTTGAATTATAAGATGATGCAACTATATAGCCCAAGTCTGTCAACCCAAGCTGTGCGCTCTATAAGGGAGTCTCTCGAAAAGCACGAGCCAGAGTTTAGCGAGACTGAGGTTGTCAAGATGTTGTTCCAAGATGGCTTCCCCCAAATTAACTTAGATGAACTATATGCCACCTTCCGAAAAATAATCCGTGAGCACAAAGAAAGCTCTTGACGTTCTTTCGAAAATAGCGTAAACTGTCAAATATTGGAGCGTCAAAAGTGTTAGAGCAAGAGATTAAAACGTTTGGTTCTTTCGGGAAACCATTTCAAGAAGTATTAGCAAAATTGATATTAGAAGATTCGAAGTTCGCCACGCAGCTTGGTGAGATTCTGGATATCAACTTTTTTGAATTAAGATACCTTCAGGATTTCGTAAATAAGATTTATGTGCACAAAAAAGGCTACGAGGTGCACCCGTCAAAAGGAACTTTTGAGAGCATTCTTAAGAATGAATCGAAAGATGCTATCAGCGAGACACTGAGAAAGCAAGTAAGAGACTATTATGTCAAGATGGCATCTGGCCGCATTGATGAAGTAGATGAAGAGTATGTAAAAAGTAAAGCATTAGCTTTCTGCAAGAAGCAGAAGCTTCAAGAGGCGATGCTTAAGAGCGTAAAGCTGATGAAGGAATCTTCTTTCGACGAGATCAGCAAGATAATCAATGACGCACTCAAGCTAGGGCTGGATACAGACTTTGGATACAACTTTTTAGAAGACTTCGAGAAAAGATACGAACTCAAATATAGAAACCCAATATCAACAGGGTGGTTAGAGATCGATGATATTCTACGCGGCGGGCTGGGAAATGGCGAACTTGGTGTCGTTATTGCTCCTACAGGGGTTGGCAAAAGTATGGTCTTGGCTCACTTGGGAGCGAAAGCAATCCTGGCCGGCCACAACGTAGTTCATTATACACTAGAGTTGCAGGACATTACCATAGGAAATAGATATGATTCTTGCTTGACGGGGATTCGACTAAACGAATTATATTCCAGGAAAGATGAAGTTTACGAAAAGATCAAGGAGACTCCAGGAAAACTTTTGATCAAAGAGTACCCTACAAAATCTGCAACAACAAATACCATACGCAATCATTTAGAGAAGTTACGGCAACGAGATTTTAAGGTTGATACCCTTATTGTAGACTATGGCGATCTTTTAAAACCTATTTTATATTCAAAAGAGAAAAGAGAAAACCTCGAAACTATTTATGAAGAGTTGAGGGGAATCGCTCAAGAATTTGAGTGCCCAGTCTGGACAGCCTCACAAACCAACAGGAGCGGAATAAACGCAGAAGTCATAACGATGGAAGCAATCAGCGAAGCGTTCTCTAAATGCTTTGTTGCGGATTTTATTTTTTCAGTTTCGAGGACGGGCACAGACAAAGTGAACAACACAGGTAGAATTTTCATTGCAAAAAATAGAAATGGTATTGATGGCATCGTGTTTCCAATTTTTATGGACGCATCAAATGTTGACATCAAGGTGCTGCCTCAATCTGAATTGCCAAAAGATGAGAATGGGCTGACAAAGCCTCAACAAATTTACAAACTACAAAGGGAAAAGGGAAAATAACATGGAACTATCCAATCAAATTTTGAGCGACATTACAATTCATATGAAATATGCCCGGTTTCAGGAACATCTAAGCAGGCGGGAGACGTGGGAAGAGTTAGTTACGAGAAACAAAGAGATGCACAAGAAGAAGTATCCGGAACTAAAGGATGAGATTGAAGAGGCATATGCGCTGGTCTATGAGAAGAAGGTGTTACCATCCATGAGATCGCTTCAATTTGGAGGAAAGCCCATTGAGATATCTCCAAACCGAGTTTATAACTGTGCATTTCTTCCTGTTGACGATTGGAGAGCGTTTAGCGAGATTCTTTTTTTGCTTTTAGGTGGTACTGGTGTTGGATATAGTGTCCAGACGCATCACATTGAGAAGCTTCCAGAGATCAAAAAACCAAACTTCGCCAAAAGGAAAAGGTA